AAATTTCGCATAAAAATGTCCCCAAATGAAATTTTACTTGCAAAAAAATATTAAGATGAAGGTGATTTTATGGCAGGTCGAAGAGGTCAGCCAATAGATATTATTGCAGCTAGAGGGAAAAAACATTTAACTAAAGAAGAAAAAGAGCGCCGTAAAAAAGGTGAGATAAAACTAGGAAGCGGAAAAATCACATGTCCAATATATGTATACAGCGACAAGACTGCACATAAAAAATGGAATGAACTGATGGCTGATTATAATAAATCAAAGGTGGAAGGCATTGATCTAATGAAATCCTCTGATGCTGGAATTTTGGCTATGTATTGCAAAACCTTCAGTGAATATCAGGAATTACTTAAATCCTATCAGCGAGTTTCTGAAATCCATTATGATTGCAAAGAACTTGATGAAGCACTTGATGGAGATTATTATGATGAAGAGGATGATAAAGTAAAGGTATTGTTCAGTTATAAAGTTAAAAAACAATTACGAGATTTATTTTCTATAAATGCCATATTAACAATTGAGACAGCTATCAACAGAAAGATGGATATGCTTTTGAAGATGGAAGACAGACTATTTTTAAATCCTCTTGCAAAAGTGCGGAATGTGCCAAAAAAACAGGAAGAAAAGAAAGACCCTCTTAAAGATCAGGGATTTGAAAATGTGTAAAAATGTGATGCGGAGTTGATGCCGCAGGAAGTGAGAACTATATGAACGGAGAATGCGAATTTGGAATATGTGAAATATGCAGACAACAGAAACCACTACAAAGAACCTATTTTCACTATAATATAAAATGCGAGTGCCACAGTCCGAATCATTTTGAATTAGTCTGCCATTGCAAGGACTGTACACCAAAAGAGCCAAGAGAAACAAAGGTATTGTTTAAAACAGAGGACTTAAAGAACTCCGTACCATTGCTATGAAACTAGTATGCATTATAATGGGACATAAAATTGTAGCAGCACACGATAAAGATATGTTCGGGTTGAATATGTCTGGCAAAAGAAATATTGTAGTAGATGTGGTATGCGGGTGAATTGATACCATGATAAACAAAGAGAAGCTGAAAGGCTTCCTTTATTTTGTCCAATAGCAGGTGGTGATGCGTGAATTTAAAAGATGAGTTAATTCAATATTGCAATGATATAATCTCAGGTAAGATAATTGCATGTAAGAAACACCGTTGGGCTTGTATGCGCTTCCTCCGTGATCTTGATAAAGCTGGAACAGATGAATTTCCATGGATATTTGATGAAACCAAGGCAAATAAATACCTTGATTGGATGCGCTTATTTAAACATCGTAAAGGTCCGCTTGCAGGTCAAAAAAAAGAACCTGTGCCATATGAGAAATTTGTATATGGAAATATTTATGGATGGGTACATAAAAATACAGGATTTCGTAGATTTCGTCGCTCTTATGAACAGCTTGCCAGAAAGAATGCAAAGAGTCAGGACAAAGCTATACAAGCGCTTTATGAGATTTCAGCATTTGGAGAACCAAGCGCAGAGGCATATATTGCCGCTACTAAAAAAGCCGACACAAGGCATGTATGGGGAGAAGCAAGTTGGTTATATAAAAATTCTGAGCTATTAAAAGATAAGTTTGTAACTAAATTCGATACTGAATTACAAACAGTTGTGATAATCCATAAAAAAAGTGGTTCATTTTTTGCGCGCTTATCCAAGGATGACAAGAAAACAGGAGATGGTACTAATCCTCAGTTTGAGGTGCTTGATGAATATCATCTTCATGAAACAACTGAATATTATGATGTGGCTGCTTCGGGAATGAAAACTAGGACACAGCCACTTTTGTCAATCATAACTACAGCAGGATTCGATTTAAATAAACCTTGTTATACTGTTGAATATAATTATGTTTCAAAGATTCTAGATCCAAGCAATCCAATTGAGAATGATAGATATTTTGTAATGATCTGTGAAGCAGACCTTGACGAAGATGGGAAAATGGTTGATGAGGTTTCAAGCGATGCCGCACGGATGAAAGCAAATCCAATAATTGGTGATACTGATGTTGGAAAAGAGTCTATAGCCATCGACTTGCAAGAAGCTCTCGATAAACCTGAAAAAATGCGAGACTTCGTAACAAAGACTTTGAACATATGGATAAATCAGAAGCCACTTGGTTATATGGACATGGCAAAATGGAAAGCTTGTGGAGCTACAATTAAAAGACCATTTCCTGATGTTTCTGGTAAAAAATATAAAATAACGGTAGGAATTGACCTTGCAACAAGAATTGACCTTGCAAGTGTAGGGTTTGAAATTGACATGGGTGAATTAATAGCGGTATTATCTCATTCATTCATGCCGCGCGAGACTTTTGAAAAGCGAATGAAAGCATCTCGCAAAATTCCCTTTGATTTGTGGGAAAATGAGGAATGGTTGACTGTGACACCTGATGCACAAATAGAATATCATACGATACTTGATTATATTGTTCAGACATTTGAAAAAAATGGTTGGCGCAAAGATGAAGCTTGTTTTGACAGACATTTAGCAACATGGCTTGAAGGAGAAATGTCAAGCAAAGGTTTTGTATCCGTCGAAGTTCCACAAATAATAACCATGTTGAGTAATCCAACAAAGGATTTTAAGGGAATTGTTTACAATATTTCAGCAACAGAAGCGGAAAGAAAACTTATACATGATAATAATCCTGTTTTAGGATGGGCCATTTCAAATGCTGTAACGAGGCAAGATTCCAACAAAAACATAATGTTGGATAAAGACAAGTCCATTGAATGCATAGACCCGATTGCAGCGCTAATAAATGCTCATTTTAGGGTTATGATAACTAAGAAAAAGAAATCAGTTTATGAAACCCGTGGGGTTATAACGATGTGAGGTGGAAAAATGAGAAAGCTAATTGAAACCTATAGTGGCACAATAACCATAAGCGGCAACGAAGCATATATAACTGCTAAATCATATAAAAACATAGAAGGTTACTATGATGGCATGGAAAATCATCATACTGTGGAAGGTTCAAAAGAATGGGACGGGAATGGTATGCTGAATTTTAATATTACCACAGCCATTATGGGAAAACCCATAGAAACAGAAATAGGTGTAATCATCATAACGGACTATGCGAGCGACACGAATGAAGTTAATTTTGTCGGCACGGGAAAACCTAAATTTATGTGAGGTGATAAGTTTGAGTGAAATACGATGTGCAAATCCTGAATGTGCCGTTGGTAATGACAGTAAAACAAAAATGTTTGGGGAATTAATAAGAGGTAACATTTTAATTTGTCGCAGTACTGAGATACAATTTATCGCAGATGACGAAACAGAGGTAAAGATTCTCTGCGGAAGATGTAAGACATATACGAGTTTGGTTATAAAATAAGCAGTAAACAGCCGAGGTAGAATATGAAGATTTTTAGCAAAACTGATTTAAGGAAAATTTGTAAGGTATGTAAAGAAAAATATCCGGGCATACAACACTCTCATTATTGTGAGCTATGTAAAACAAACGGCAACACTAGTATATACTATGCACAATATGGCTGATTTATATAAGGAGTAAACTGAAAATGTCAGTATCAATAAAACCAAGTCCAATTATAAAAGGCAAAGCTGCAAGGCGCATATTACATATAATGAATCACCCAACAGATAACACGGAATTATTTAAAAAGTGCGCTGAATTGTCGAAGATATTTACAACAGTTGAGCATAAAAGATAAATTAATTAAACATTAGAAACACAGAGTCCTTAGAGACCAGTTTCCTCCGTTAATGCGGAGGGGATTGGTCTCTTTTTTTATTGTCTCGGAAGGTGGTGACAACTTGAAGAAAATTTTGAAATGGCTCATAGAACAAATGGCTGATATGAGTATACTCACGGGAATCATCCTTCTGGCCATAGGATTATATATGATTTATATTCCATTGGCATTGATAATACCCGGCCTATTCCTAATTTATCTCGGCTGGCCTAAAGGGAAGAAGGTGAAATAAAACATGGGGATATTGACAGGAATGCTTGAAAGGCGGTCAGGTGTTGCCAATCCTGAGAAATGGCTACAGAACTTTTTCGGCGGACGTGAAGCACATAGTGGAATAGCAGTAAACGAAACAAGTGCT